TAATTTTTTCTACCCGATATTTACCCCTTTTTTTTCCAGTCCTTTCTGAATTGTATTTATTAAATTTTATTGATTTTTTAATGCCATCTGAAAGGTTTTTTCTATATTCTTCTGTATCTAAAAAAGACTTGTCGCAATTTTGCATAGCATTCTTAATACTTTCTATCCTTTTTTGTTTTTTAATTTGGTCCTCGTTATTATAATAATCCTTAATTATTGATGATAGATTTTCTGGTTTATTAGCAATAATTTTTTTTCTTATAGATTCTATCTCCGGATGATTAGTTAAAGTATCACCACCCCAATATCCATCGGATATGTTATACCCAATTGCTCTATTATTGGAATTGTAAAATTTAATCGTTTCTGATTCTTTATTTTTTAACTCCTCCATAGATTCACAAAAAAATATTATTTCTTTTGAAAAATTTTTTATTCCGTATTTTTTAATTGCTTTTTTTAATAAAATACCAGATCCTAGATAATTTGGATTACCGTTTCCGTTATTTTTTGTGTCCGATCCTATATAAATCTTTTGATTTATTAAATTAGTTGTCTTGTATATTATTCCTACCATGGAAGTATATATCTCGAGTTAATAGGTTTATTTATTTACCATATTTTTTTTAGCTTGCTGGTATAATTTTTTATCTGACATCTTAGTTGTCTTACCACCTACTATAAAACTTGAGACCCTTGCCATTGCCCATTGTTGAGGAGTAGTTCCTGGAATGTGACCATTTTTCCAAGCTGCATAACCTCTTCTCCACACTGCCTTTAAAGAACCAAGGGGGAATCCGGTTTTGTCTGATTTATTCTTGAGTGCCTTGTGAACTGGGCTAGAAACAGAATCAACAGATTCATCTATTGATGCCTCGTTCTCATTTGCCAGTTCTGTGAATGTTTCTAAGAATATTGAATCTGCTTCATTTTCGAATTCAATAAACTTGTCAAATTCCATGACATTTTTACTTTCTCCAAACATTTTTTTATATTTTTTTGTGTATTGGCTCGTCTTGGTTTCGACTGGTTTACCTTGACCTGCTTTTCTTGACTTGTAGTCTGCGTCCCAGGGACCATATGCAGATGAATCATTATCCGCTTTATTGCCATGCTTTTTAACTTCTCTTTTCATGACATTAGGATTAGCTGTTAGATATTTCTTAGGTAATTTCATAAGTTATATATCCCAGCTAATCCTAAATTATGGCTTTAGAGTTGTAAATTCACCCTTAATAAAATTGATGTGTTGTGCTCTTCCGTCATTATGTATTATAACATGGGATTGAAGCCATCCACTTGGGCCAAGATTGTAATTAACCCTTAGTTTTGTAGAGGTTCCAACTGAAAGTGCACCATCCATTCTAGCTGGTGAATGATAGTGACCAACAACTATTTTTGTGTTCATCTTTCTAAACTGAAGTATTGAGCCTTTTGATCCATTAGATCCAATATCTCCGTGTTGTCCTAATTCCCAACCTTTAACAACAAAGCTATCACTTCTTCCTAGAGTTTTGAATGCAGGGAATCTTTTATTTACTAAATAAGGTATAATCCCTTTTGGTGCTTCCCCTTTGAGAATCAGAGTGCTGTATTCCATGTACTCAAGAGAATTCTTTAGAGTGTTTGCCTTTCTCCAATCTGTGGATTTTAACCATCTATCAAGAAAGTCATCGTGGTTGCTTCTAACAACTGTGACATTTAGTCCTTCAAAAGCCTCAAGGCCTTTAAGCATTTCGTCTATCTCTCTTTTAAGAGAATTAGTTCCATTCATCTCCCTTTGGTACTGAATGAACGGATCTTTCTCCTCGTGATGATTTATTGAAAGTCCATCAAAGACATCGTGGAGAACAACATTGTCTGGTTTTAATGACTTGAACATTTCAACTGTCTTGTCAATAACCCTTTGGTCATGCTGGCCGTAGTGAATATCTCCAAGAACAACAGCAGCAACTTGATCTATCTTTGTTATTGTGCTGGTTCCATTTTGGAATTCAACCCTATTATAAAGATCAGTAAAGCTACCATCAGAATCTGCAGTTACTTGGCGGGAGAAGAAAATCTCTGAATCTTTTATTTCAACAACAACAAAACCAAAAGTGTGATGGAATTCTCCTTTTTTACCAGCTTTTGAATCAGTGTAGTTATTAAGAGTACATGCTCCGGTTGTCACCATTAGTTTTGGAAGATTTCCCTCCAGTACTGGAATTGTGGTCATCTGAACTTTTGGTGAACCAAACACACAGGAATTAATCCCACTCATTCCTTCAAGTCCGCTCATTGGATTAACTGCAGTTGGTTGTATTTTAACATCTGACATGATCCACATATGCTTATGAACCTCGTGTCGGCCTGCATCTAAATATTGGGTTATTCTTGGAGACCATGTGTCATATTCTCTATCTGTAAAAACCGAAGTTGGGTTTTTGTAACGACCCGCAATAACGTGAATGCTGGCATTGATATGAGCTGCATAGGCTTCAATATTAGAAATGAATCCTTCATGAACATGGGTGTCATTCTGGGCCCAGGTTATAATAAACCTTTTTTTCTTCTTATCAAACTTTCTCTCTTTCGCCTTTAAAAATTCTGGGGATTCGGTTAGAGATCTCTCTGTTATACCTAGTTTAGAAACCCATGCGAGAATCGTTCTCTCTGATTTGTTTAGGTATTCTCTGAGTCTAACCATTCTATCATCCCAGGATAAAGCTCGATCCCAATAAATATCATTTATGTCGGTGATCTGCTCTGGTGTTAAATCGTCAAATTTCATTGATTATAATTAAGGATTTGTATATTTATACACACAAAAAAACAAAGGTTTCGAATAGTTCGAAACCTTTTGGTAATTATCTATTTACTATCTTTTCGTAGAGGATTCTTCGGTATTCATCCTCGGTTAGTTTATCTGTGTCTGGCGATTCTAGTTGTTCAAAGAAATCAACTATAAATGAGCATTTCTCAAATTCTTCCGTTGACTCGTAATATTCGAGCATTGCCTTTTTTAAAGGCTCTTTTTTCTGATAAATTCTCTTTTTTAGAATACTATGAGGACCATATTTTTTCATAGTCTCTATAGCGTTTTCAAAAATTATTCTATTTACCTCGTTTGCCACTTTTCTTATCGTTTAGGGTTTCTAACAGTTTAAGAAGATCGTCACATTTTTCATATTCCTCGAAGTACTCAAAAATCTTTATACACTCTAGTATTTCGCTTTTACTTCCATATTTAGCTCTTATAATCGAAGAATACGTTTTAAGTGTTTCGTCATATAGCTCTCTATCTTTATCTTCCATTTCAACCAAATAACATTCGAGTATAGGCGACAATACAATAGGTTTAGTTCGGTACTCCACCGGAAACCCCAAAGACAATCTTTAAAATGATTGCTACGATTGCGCCAAATATGATCCAAAGTGCTCTGTTAACTCCAGATTGCCATTTTTTAATGGATTCCATATCAGTCTTATTTACTATGTATTCATCATAACGGCTTTCTTCCTGAACTCTAAATTTGGTATTTTCGTTAACTTTTACTATAACACCATCATCCGGGTCAAGTAGTTTTTTCTTCATTTCAGATAGGTCTGCTTTCATCTCATTAAAGCTCTTTCTCATGTCATCCATCCCGGCTTGCATGTGTTTAAGCTCGCCATTAGGAATTTTAGCCTTAAGTTGATTCAGTTCTTCCAATATCTGCTTCATAAGAAGGGATTGTGTTACGTCATTTTCCATACCTTTTATCTAAAAATTTTTTGCCCAATTTTTAAAAGATGTTTTATATATCATCAAACGTAAGCAGGTATTAGTTATCTTAGTAATTTTTCTTGTGGAATTTGAATTGTTATTTCTCCAGGGAATTCGGATATTGTTTCAAAAAAGTCGGGAGTTCCATTCACATGAAAAATCCCATAATATTCAGAGCCTTTTTCGCAAATCTCATCATAGAGTATCTCTGCCCCAAAGAAGGAGATAAATGAACAAGCTTCAATATGACTCTTAGGATTATGGGTTTTTATGTAAAATTTCAACATGACTATTTTTCTAGTATTCTTTTTGTTATGATCGAGCATTCGAGCATATAAAATTTGTCGTTCTCATCACGAACTAACATAAGCAAGGCATCAATAGAACCCATTAGTTTCAACTTCTTACCATCAAGTTCAAACTCTGTTCCCAAATGTTCTGGTTCTAATGCAGATCTTCTTATAAATTTGGTTTGGTTTCTCTCAAATAAAGACTCATAATAAGGCATAAGTTCTTTAGATGGTGTGCGCATTGGCTTTAATTTGTACTCTAACTCTTCCATATTTTTGTAATTTATATTCTAGACTGTTTTAGTATACCCTTCTCCTTATTAAAACAATGAAGAGAAGTTATGTGCATTGCAAAATAACCAGGAATAACACCTTCCCATTTGTTAGGATCTTTCGCCTTGAGTCTTTCTAACAACCAAAATAGTTTACGACATGCAAGGTAAATATCATCTCTAAAGTGTCTAATGTAGTCGCAAGAACGAATATGATAGACAACGTGAAGGTATTGTCCTCTTCTTATGAAATGCCATCCAATAGAACAAGGAACTCTTTCTCCGTGGACTACTCCAGTATCTTCTGGAAACCACATTGGCAAATAAGCTTGTCTTGTGTATGGCTCTTTTCCCATTAACTTAACAACATCCTCAAAATCTCCGTAGTTAAATCGGATTCCACTTAAAGGGTATTTCTGAATAAAGATCTTATTAGGGTTTTTGATGCAATCCATGTCATCCCCCGTTATTCCAATTGACTCCTCAATAGCTGCATACTTGGGCCAGATTCTTTCCGGATAAGTATGTGAGAATTTAGAGTCACCACCAAATTGGTTATTGTTCTTCTGAGCAAATGGCCATCTTTCGTGTGATGGTGGTGGATTGAGTGGTGATCCACCTACTCTCTCTTCAAAATGCTCATCTGCCCATTCCAAATTTGGTTTCAATTCCTCCACCAATTCCTCAATAGTTTCAGGAATTGTAAACTGAAATGAATGATTCATTATCTCCAGCATATCATCGGGTGATGGTATGCCTTGCCATTTTTCTGTTTTAACTACATAACCGTGGTTAAAAAGTTTATCCTTGGTCCATTTAATTGCGTCGCTAGGTTTGCTGAAAGTCTTCATTAATTGTAAAATGATTTATCATTCTACAGAGATATGAGGAAGAAATTTCATCAAATCGATTACAATTTTATAATAACCGGAGGATTTTTATAATGATAGAAAAGATCTAGAGTACTCGCATTTATATAGGTTACTCCGTCTATCTCCTCTATCCCATTAGCCTCGTGTATATGACCAAATACATGTATCTTTAAATCTTTTAACTCTTTTATTTTTAAAAGAAGCCTTGGACAACCAGTTGATTTACCGCCTGAAGTTAAATCCATTATTCCAGCTGGTGGACCATGGGTTATTAGTACATTTGTGTCAAGAGGTATTTTATCCCAGTGCTCCTGAATGTTCTCGTCCCTATTAAAAGCCCAATCATGGAATCTTGGAGTTACCGGGGAACCCCAGAATTTAATTCCGTCAACTTCAACTCCACTATCCTCAAGGTAAATTATACCTGGATATTTTTCAATTAATTGTTTAGCACGTTCTGGCTTATCTTCAAATAGGAAATCGTGATTTCCAGAAATCATTATCTTAGTCTTAAAAGGAAGTTCTGAAAACCAAAAAAGGAAATCCTCAACCTCAGAGCTGTTACCTCTTCCTGAAATATCTCCGGCATGTACAATGATTGACTCTGGATCTAATTCTCTTAG